GAAAATTTATTCCAACAATTAGCAAATGCAGTTACCAAAAAAGGTAAAGGAGATTTTTCTGTATTGGATAAAAGTTTTTACAAAGTCAGATATAAATATGCACAAAAATATAGCAGTACAAGTACAAGAAAATTTTGTAGAACTATGATGGCAAGAAATTTAGTTTACAGAATAGAGGATATTGACGCTGCAAGTAAAGCAGGGGTAAATAAAAGTTTTGGACACAAAGGCAAACCTTATGATTTATTCCGTTTTAAAGGTGGGGTAAATTGTGGACATTATTGGGAGCAACAACTTTATAGATTAAAAAAGAAAACTAACGGTAAATACATAGAAAAATCCGACAAAATGAAAGATTATGTAGAAGTTGATAGCATACCAAAAACATATGAAGGCAGACCGAGAGGTTGGAGAGATGCAAAAAAAGCACCAAAAGATATGGCAAACAATGGGCACCACCCAAATTGGAAACCTAAAAACAAAAAGAAATAATGGCAACGGCACTTTTTATAAATAGAACAGATTTAATTCGCAACTCCATAATGGATGGGAATGTAGACACAGACAAGTTCATACAATTTATAAAACTTGCACAAGAGATACATATACAAAACTATCTCGGAACGGAGTTATATAATAAGATTGGAACATTAATTACAAGTGGCGATATTGACTTAGTAGCAAACGCAAAATATAAAACACTTTTAAATGATTATATAGTTCCAATGTTGATTTGGTATAGTCAAGTGGATTATATTCCTTTTGCAGCATACCAAATTAGGAATGGTGGAATTTTTAAACACACAAGCGAGACAAGTGAGACGGTCTCAAAGAATGAAGTTGATTATTTGGTTGAAAAAGCAAGAACAAATGCACAGTGGTACACAAGGAGATTTATAGATTATATAAGTTTTAGAAATAGTGATTATCCAGAGTACACAAGCAATAGTAACGAGGATATTAATCCAAGTAATGACGCTACATTTAACGGTTGGGTGTTATGACGTATAAACCAAAAAAGAAAAATATTGAGAAATTGAAAACTTTTTTAAAAAAAGAAGATAAAAAAATAAAGATAAATTATGGCAAGTCTATTTAATACTAAAATATCGAACACTTATGTAGGGCTTATTAAGACCATTGATAATGCAGTAATTAGTTCTTCATTAAGAGAATTAACAGATGGTTCTGGTAACGCAACAGGCATACATCTAAACAACGCAGGAGATTTTAAGGTAACAAATATTTTAGAATTTGGCTCGTTAAAAGACACAGGCGAAAATATAACAATCACAAAATTTGTAGATGAAGCTGACGGAATCGCAAATAATGACAATGACACAACAATCCCTACAAGTGCTGCCATAGTTGATTATGTCGCTTCAAGAATAACACTAGAGGACTTAGATTTTAGTGGAACAACAGGAACTGGTTCAGTAGATTTAGATAGTCAAGTATTCGCAATCGTAGGTACTGCAAACGAAATAGAAACATCAGCAGGTAGTCAGCAATTACAGATAGGTATAGTTACAAATCCAACATTAAGTGGAAATGTTACTATTACAGGAGCCTTAAATATATCGCAAGGGCAAATAATAAATATTGGTACTGACTTTGATTTATATGAAACTGCAACAGGTGCATATATACAATATAGTTCAAATCCAGTTATTTTTAATGGTAATGGAGATGTAATATTTAGAAAAAAAGGTAGCGAAGAAAAAACAGCAGTATTCACTCCACAAGGTTCAGCTAAACTTTACTACAATAATAATTTAAAATTAGAAACTACTACATCAGGAGTTACAGTTACAGGAGTTGTTACGGCAGATGGTTTAGATTTAGGCGATGACGAAAAAATAAGATTAGGTTCTGGTCAAGATTTTGAAATATACAATGACAGTAGTGGCAATATAATAGATAGTAAGGTTGCAGACCTAATAATACAAAACACGCACGATGACAAAGATATTATTTTAAAATCAGATGATGGGTCTGGTGGTGTTACTACATATTTTAAATTAGATGGTAGTAGTTCAAACTTACAATATTTTAAAAATTCACTTAATGCAGATAATGTTAAAGTAATGTTCGGTGATGGTGCTGATTTGCAATTATATCACGATGCAACAGATAGTTTTATTACAAATGCAGTAGGTAATTTAGAAATAAAAAACAATCAAAATAGCGGAGATATTATTTTTAGATGTGATAATGGCAATGGTGGTTTAATTGATTATTTTAGGTTAGATGGAAGTGAAGTCATTACTTCATTTAATAAAGATATAAAGTTGTCAGATAATGTAAAAGCAAACTTTGGTTCTTCATCTGATTTTGAAATTTATCACGACGGCACAAATTCTATTATAGACAATAATACAAATGATTTAATTATTAGATGTGATAGTGATGATATAAAAATACTATCAGAAGATGATATTGTATTAAGAGACAATGATGATAGTACAAATTTTATACATTGTATTAATGGTGGTGCTGTAAAATTATACCATAATGGAAGCGAAAGGCTTGATACAACGGCAGGCGGTGTGTCAGTAACAGGTTCTATTAGTACTAATAGTGGTTCGGGAACGGCTATATTAGGAAGTCATTTAGATTTAGGAGATAATCAAAAAGCAAGATTTGGTGCTAGTCAAGATTTAGAAATTTATCACGATGGTTCTAATTCTTATATTGCAGAAAAAGGTACAGGAGATTTAATTATTAAATCATTTGCTAATTTATTTTTAAAAGCAAATTTTGGTGGAGTTAATGATGAAACATTTATATCTAATACAGGAAATGGTGGTGTAGGTTTATATTATAATGGAGTACAAAAAGCGGAAACCACAAGCACAGGAATTGATATTACAGGAATTACAGATACAGATGGAATAACTTCATCAGCAGAAATTGATGTTAATTTAGCAAGTGAGGGTACATACTTTGAGGGTGGTAGTGGTAATATTAGAAGATTAACAATAACAACAAGCACAAACACCTCAGCACACGCTTTACATACTTTTAATATTAATTCTTCAAATGGTAAATATAAATTTGATATTAATGGTACAGAAGAATTTTCTATTGATTCTAGTAATGCTTCTTTAGGTGGAAATTTAACAATAGCAGGAGATTTAACAGTAAATGGTACAACTACAACTGTAAACACAGAAACACTAGCAGTTGAAGACCCTCTTATATCTATGGCAAAAGACAATTCAGCTAATTCAGTTGATATTGGATTTTATGGTAGGTATAATGATGGCTCAAATAAATATTTAGGATTATTTGCAGATGCTAGCGATAGTAACAATTTTAAATTATTCAAAGGTACTGGTACTGAACCAACAACAACAGTAGATACTTCGGCTAGTGGATATGTTTCTGCAAGTTTAACTTTAGATAGTTTAAATTCTAATAATATATATAATGGAGAATATATTTATCATAGTAGCAATACTAACACAAATATAAGATTTTTAACTGATAGAATGTTATTGACAAGTGGCGGAGGTGCTGTCGTTGATTTACATTCTAATGGTCAATTATATTTTACCGGTGCGGCTACTTTTTATAATAATATCACTTTGTCTGGAGCGTCTTCTCCAAAAATAAGAACTACCGATACAACAAATACGGTTACAAATAAATTAATGTCAGACGATACAACTGGTTTTGTTGGAACAGAAACTAATCACGAATTAAGTTTCTTAGTAAATAATCAACAAGTAGCCAAATTTGATACCAATGGAAAATTTGGTATACTTTCAAGTGGTTCGCCTGAGGGAGTTTTTCAAGTTAGACAAACAAATGATACTGTTTCAAATATTTTATCTAATGGAGATTATGGAATGATTTTAGAAGGACACGATTCTGGAAGTGTTGGAGATGCGACAGGATTTATGTTATCTGCTAAAACAGTAGCCTCAAGCGCATTAAGAGGAGTAGCTTTGTTAGCAGAACTTCAAGACTCTGGTAACGGACACGACTTTATAGTAGCAACTAACACCGCTGGAAATACCCCAATTGAACATTTTAGAATAAAAGATAACGGCTCACAAACTTGGAATATGTCAAACTCCACAATAGACTTATCCGGCAGTACGGGAGGAAATATAACTTTAGCTAATACTACTGGAGAATGGCAAATTAGAGCTAATGGAAGTACAGTTAATTCAATGAATATTAATAGTACACTAATAACTCTAAACGAAAATACTAATGTAAATGGAAATTTAACTGTCAATGGTGGCAACGATAATGTTATTGCTAGAATAGTAAGTACAGATGCTAATTCAACTATTGCTTTTGAAGACAGTTCAACGACAGGAGACAATGTACAAATTGGTGCATCGGGAGATGATTTGGTTGGATATGCAGGTGGCTCGCAAACTTTAAAATCTAAAACATTTGATGGCTCAACAGCAAGTTCAAATACATTTATTAGTTCTGAATTAAGTACAATTTCCTATGGAAAAACAGGATGGGGTAAAGAAGATATTATAGGAAGATTTAGCTTTCATAATACAGATGCTTCAGGAATTGGTGCAAGAGATGCTGCAAGTATTGAAGCAAGAAATGAAGCTGGAAATGGCTCATCTACAACTACTTTTAGTGGTGCATTGGTATTTAATACATCTGCTGAAAATGGTAATGCTAATGAAAAAATGAGATTAAGTTCAAATGGTAGTTTAATCCTTAGAAATTTTGTTACATCTTTAGAAGAACCTACAACAGGATATTTAAAAGAGATGTTTATTGCTAATGTAGATGGAGTAGGAACTTTTGCAAGTAATGGTGCTAGTAATGGACTTTATGGTAGTTTTAATTTTAAAACAAGAAAAGGAGATAGTTCAGACCCATTGAATTTGCTGACAATGGATAATAGCTTAGTTCAAATCCATAGGCCATCTCAATTTGACGGCGATACAACTATAAAACAAAGTATATTAGAAGTTCAATCTGCTGGAAATGTACAAGAAACTAACCAAATTAAAATTGGAACACACCCAACGCTAGGTTATGGTTCTCAAATATCAGCTAGCTCATTTTACAATAGTGTTTTAAGTACAGATTTAAAATTTTCTACTACTAATTCAAGCGGAACATTAACAGAGAGATTAGCTATTGATAGCACAGGGGAGGTTAAAATTGGTAAAAGCATACATTTAGGAAACGATAGCGGAGTTTTAACTCCTGCTCAATATTCAATGTTAATTGAAGCACCATCAGGAAACAGTACAAATATAAATATGTACACTCACGGCTCTAGTGTATTTAATATTAGCTCAGACGGTACTACGGCAACTGTTGGTTGGGGAAGTGGAGCAGATAGAGAAGTAAATATTGTAAACACAGGAGCGGGAGATATAAGTATGGGAGTTGGTACAGGTGCACCTGCTGAAGTTTTCCACACAAACAAAGATAGTGCCGGAAATGTAGTAGGAGCATATTTAACTAATTCGCAAGCTAACACAGGTGCAGAATCAGTAAGTTTGGCATTTGGTTTAAATAGAAGTGGTGGTGATTTTGTTAGACAATGTAAAGCTATAACTTTTGGAGCAGAGCAACAATGGACTGGAACACCTAGTACAGTAGATGGTTATTTAGCTTTTAAAACAATAAAAAACGAAAATAACGGCGAAAAGATGCGAATATCTTCGTCTGGAGATATTTTGGTAAATACAACTAGCAGAAATAATGGTTATAACGACCAATTTAAAACTTTAGTAGTAGAATCAACCGCAACAGACTCGGCATCAATAATTGAATTGGTAGGAACTAGAGGTGTTGGAGGAAACCAAAATGGTATGATTCATTTTATTAACAAAAATGCTAGTGCAGTTGAAACAGCAAGAATAGCTGGTATAAATGGGGCAAGTAGCGTTAATGAGGGTGCTTTACAATTTATGACTAGAACAGCCGCAACCTCTTTAAGTGAAAAAATGAAATTAACTGGAGATGGATATTTAAGATTTGCTTCAGGAACAGGAGGTATACAATTTGGTGGAGATACAGCAGTAGGTAATGCTTTAGATGATTACGAAGAAGGAACATTTACTCCTGTAATCGGAGATGGTACATATTCATTTCAAAATTTAAGAGGACACTATTTTAAAATTGGTAGAATGGTACACATACATATAGGATTAAGAATAGATGCGGCAACTCCTGGAACTGCTACAGCTAGTATTTCAGGGTTACCTTATGCAAGCGAAACAACAGGTAGTTATCAAGAGCCACATACAAGATGTGGAGTAGCAGGAAATTGTGTTACGGCTAATTTATCTAACAATTTAGGATTCTTTATTGTTAATGGAACGGCAGTTTTAAATGCGAGGTCGGCAGCTAATAATACTGATTTGCCGGTAGCGTCTGACGATTTATGGCAAGGTAACACATTTATAAAGTTTCAAATGATATATTCAACAAATTAAAATAAATAAATTATGAGTTTAAATAAATCGATAAAAATAGATAAAATTGAAATTGTAGGAGACTACAAAATAATTCAAGTCAGAGAGGCAACTGTTGTAACAGAAAACAACGTAGAGTTATCTAGAAGTTTTCATAGATATTCTTTAGCCCCTAATGATGATATTAGTTCACAACCTGAAGAAATAAAAGGTATAGCTAATGTTGTATGGACTGAACAAGTCAAAAAGGATTATATTGATGGTTTATCACAAACAAATCAATAAAATAAATATATTTGTAATTATTAACATAAATTTTTGAAAATGAGTAAAATAACTAAAGAGGAACTCAAAGAACTACAAGAACAGGAACAAAAAAAAGGTGCAATATTACACGACTTAGGTTTATTGGAAACGCAGAAACACGCACTTAACCATATGTATAGCAATGTTATGTCTGAACAAGAGGGGGCGAAAAAAGAGCTAGAAGAAAAATATGGAAAAGTGAATATAGATTTAAAGGATGGTAGTTATACCGAGATAAAAGAAGATGAATCTAAAAAATAACATTTACGGAATGAACATAACTGACTTAAAAATATATGGTCTAAACCTGACTACGCTTGGTATAAGTTTTTCAAGTATAGACCTTTTTTTAAAAATTGTACTAGTAGCTGTATCAATTGGATACACAGTACACAAATGGTATTTAATGTATGAAAAAAACAAAAAGCAAAGTAGATAATTCAATAAGTAAAAACATTTCTTATAAAGAAGCTACATATTCGCAAACAGCTAATAAGTTGAAAATAAAAAATGTGCCAACAGAAACACATTTAAAGAATATGAAAGTTGTTGCAGAAAAAGTTTTTCAGCCATTAAGAGAATGGGCAGACCACCCAATTAGGATTAATTCAATGTACAGATGTGAAGAATTAAATACTTCTATTGGTGGCAGTTTAAAATCGCAACATATAGACGGATACGCAATAGATTTATCCTCTATGGGAGAAAAAACCAATGGCGAACTTTTTGAATATATCAAAGAAAATTTAGAATTTGACCAATTAATTTGGGAATTCGGAAACGATGAATCTCCAAAATGGATTCACGTATCATATGTAAGTAAAAAATCCAACCGAAATAGAATATTAAGAGCAAAATATCGTGGCAGTCGCGTTACATATCATATAATATGATAAAGCGATACGAGGTTGCATTAATATTACAAGAGTCGGTATCACTTATATTTGGGTTAACAATTCACCCAAAGGATTATGAAAATGATTTTTTAGAAATCAATTTCTATTTTGCTTTTCTCGTATTACATTTTAAAATTTATTATTGATGGCTTTAATAAACAACTTTATATCGAGAATATTAGTTAATTTGGAATCATATAATGACTATCCAAAAGGTGCAAGAAATAATGCAAAAAGGGCTATTGAGTGGAAAGAAAAAAACGGAAGTTCTTGTGGCACACAAGTTGGTTGGACAAGAGCACGCCAATTGGCAGACGGAAAAAATATTACACGAAGCACTATTGCAAGAATGGCAAGTTTTAAGAGACATCAGCAAAATAAGGACACTCCATATTCCGAAGGTTGCGGTGGTTTAATGTGGGATGCTTGGGGTGGTTCAGCAGGAATAAATTGGGCTATAAGTAAACTTAAACAAATTGATAAAAAATAATGGAACTAAACGAAAACACACAAGTTAAATTAGATTTAAAAACTATTGCAATTATTGTAGCTGGTGCATTATCAGTTGCTTCTACATATTTTACATTGCAAGGTAAGATTGACGACTTAACTAATAAAATAGAAAATATATCAGGAGATGAATTTGTAAAAAAAATGGAATTTCAGCTGAAAGACGAATTGGTAAGAAGCACAATTATACAAATAGAAAAATCAACAGACGGATTAAAAGAAAATATTTTAGATAACAAAGAGAGAATTAAGGAGTTGGAAGATAAAGTTTATAAAAGATGAGAAAATTAATTTTAATTCTATTTTTATTTTTTAGCTATACAACATATAGTCAAGATATAAGAGTAGTACAAATAAATGCAAAATGGAATCAACGAAACACTTTATATTTAGAAGATATTAGAAGTGCAAAATACGATTTTGGTTGGTTGGAAGACCAAAACGAAAAATTAAAAAGTCAGATAAAATCTGTTCCTGTTATATTAATAGAAAAAAATGGTAAAATAGTAAGAACCTACCAAGCAGGATTGGATTTTAAATTGGATATAGATAGAAAATATATTCAAGATATAATTTATGATTTAAGAAATGAGTAAAATTTTAGCTAAAATATTTGGTAACGCAGGTGGTTCGGTAGCAGAAAAAATATCTGGTATCGTAGATAAGTTTGTGCATACAAAAGATGAAAAAGCACAATTCCAAAAAGAGATGGACCAAATTTGGATAAATGCAGAAGCAGATATGCAAAAGAATGTTACGGAAAGATGGGGAATGGATTCGCAGGTACATTCAAGTTGGTTGGCAAAAAATGTAAGGCCACTAACATTATTAATTACCATTTGCTTAACTTTGCTTATGATATTTATAGATAGTGGTTCAATAAAATTTAATGTAGATGACGAATGGAAATCTTTATTGCAATTAGTTTTAATTACAATAATTGGTGCATATTTTGGTGGCAGGAGTTTTGAAAAAGTAAAAGGTAATGGCGAGAAAAAACATTAGTACATATTCCTTTAAACCGAAAAAAAAGAGACCAGGCATACATAGTAAGAATAGGAATACGAACCAGAAACAAGGTAAATATTACAAGGGCACAAAATATAGAGGACAGGGCAGATAGATTATGGAAACATTAAAACATTTATTAGGATTATGTGGAGAATCACACCCTAATATTTATACTTTTATTTTAGTTATTGTACTAATTAAAGTTTTTTTATTATTTTTAACACGAAGCAGTCGCAAATCTGTTTAAGTTGCTAAACTTCAGGTACCCACTCCTGTTGGAACTTGTAAATAAAACTTTTCTTTTTATCTCTGGGGGGGGATTTTTCTTTTCTTTTTCTTTGGCTACTTTCTTTTTCTTTTCTTTATTTATATTAATTTAATTTATTATTAATAATATATAATGGCTAAAAAACCTACAAGAAAAAATATTATAAAAAAATTAGATACTATATTTAGTATTTATATACGTAGGCGGTTCGCTAAAAACGAAATCGCCGAATGTTTTACTTGTAATAAACAATCTCACTGGAAAGAGTTACAATGTGGACATTTTCAAAGTAGGAAACATTATGCTACAAGATGGGACGAAACTAATTGTCAAGTGCAGTGTAGTGGTTGCAATGTCTTTAAATATGGCGAACAATATATTTTTGGTAAACGACTTGATTCTAAATATGGCGAGGGGACAGCAGAAAAATTATATATAAAAGCAAGAAAAACTGTAAAGTTATCAACAGAAGACCTGTTTTCGTTAATAAATCACTTTCAGCATTTGACAAATACATTAAAATAATTATATATTTGTGATAGTTCTGTTCATTTTGTCTTTGTGAAAGAAAGGGTAACTAAATTAGTTGCCTTTTTTTTTGTCCAAAATTGTTAGTTATTAAATTTTTTGTTTATATTTATACTAAATAAAAACTTAATTATATGGATTTACAAGACATTATTACAGAAGATTCCCATACTAAAAAATTATACAAAGATATAATGTGGGATATTAAATACTACACAGAAGAACGTGATAAAGCACAACGAAAGTTGGAAAAAAGCCAATTAGCATTAGACAAATTCAAAGAAAAATACTACATCGATGAGACACAATTATAATGAATCAATGCTTAAGTATTATAAAATTAGAGTAAATGCTATGAGCAGACACATAAAAAAATTAGAAAGCTTAATTGCTTTTTACGAAGCTAAAATGGAAATAAATCAACCAGAATATGAACAGAAATAATTTAAAAGAACTATACGAAAAATATAATCTGACAAAAGAGGATATTTTTAAACATCAACACTATGTTATTATTACAAGAACAGGTATTGAAAAAATTGAGGCACAAGAAAAAATACATATAGTATATAAATGTATTAAATCCGAGCCAAATTTTGCCGTAGTCCAAGCATTCGGAACAATGGACGGAAAACAAATGGAAACATTTGGTTCTGCATACAAGGGTGCAACTTTCAAGGAAGGGAACACAAACACTTGGTATGTTACAGAAATGGCAGAAAAAAGAGCTTTTTCAAGAATAGTCCTAAAGCTAACAGGTTTTTATGCATTAGGGGTATTTGGAGAAGATGAATCCGAAGACTTTAAAAAACAGAAAGTTAATATTGTTAAAGAATAAAAAAACTAATTATGAGTACATTAATCAATGCAAGTATTAGGGTAGATAAATTACCTAAAGAAAAATTTATTAAAGGTAAAGATGGTGCAGTTTATTATAATCTGACTATCTCTGTGCAAGACGAATCCAGATATGGAAATAATGTTGCACTATTTGATTCGCAAACCAAAGAGGAAAGGGAAGCCAAGAAAAACAGAAACTATCTTGGGAATGGTAGAGTAATTTGGACAGATGGTAACGTGCTTTTAGCTGAAAAAGAAGAAGAAGCTGAAGTTGTTACATCAGAAGATGACAAAGATTTACCATTTTAATATTATACGAAGCGAATATACGCACAAACAGTGTTTCACAGTTTAGTGATAATATTATGAGGGGGTAATTATATTTTTATCCCCTTTTTTTTTATATTTAACCAATGCAAGACAAAGACAAAGAACAACAATTATTAATGAAAATACTCGAAGAGGAATGTCGAGTTGAAACAGAAAAAATTGTAGATTACCCACCTGTTGCATTATCACTTGGAGAAAAATTATTAAAATCAAATACAGGAGACCAATTATTACCTGTACCTATTGGCACATACGGAAATTTTTCCTTTGTCCAAGCACCACCAAAAACTAAAAAAACTTTTTTTATATCTTTGTTAGCAAGTGCTTTCCTTAGTGGTAAAAATAATCACTCTGGAAATATAAAAGGTCACAGAGGGGATAGGTGTTTATTACACTTTGACACAGAGCAAGGTAAATGGCACGCACAAAGAGTTTTTAGACGAACTCTTGATATGGCTGATATGAATGGTAGCGAAAATATTTGCTATTTTACATACGGTTTACGAACTTTAGGATATAAGACAAGAATAGAATTTATTGAATATTGCATAAAAGCAAAAAGCAATACAGGGCTCGTTATCATAGATGGAATAGCAGACTTGGTTGGAGATGTAAATGATTTACAACAATCCAACGATTGTGTGCAAAAATTAATGGAATGGTCGGCAAAAAATAATTGCCACATAATTTGTGTGATACATTCAAATTTTGGTTCTGATAAACCTACTGGACATTTAGGTAGCTTTTTGGAAAAAAAATGCGAGACACAAATACAACTTGAAGCGAACACTGTAAACAAAGAATGGGTAACAGTTAGATGTAAGCGAAGCAGAGGTTACGCTTTTGACACATTTAGTTTTGAAGTAAATGATTTAGGACTACCACAAATTATAGGCGATTTGTACGACCCATTAGGGTAGTAAAATGGTAGAAAAACAAATGCAATTACTTGCTAAAAAGCATAGTGATTGGAAAAATATCGTAAATTCTTTCGGTGGTAACCAAGCATTATCAGAGGACTTGGTGCAAGAAATGTATATCAAAATTTTTCGTAAATTAAAGGCAGACCCTAATTTCAATATTATGTATGGGGAAGAAATTAATTATGTTTATGTGTTTAAAACATTACGAACTTTATTTTTAGATTTACAAAGAAAACATAAAAACATATATTTAACAGGTATAGATAATATTGGGAATATGGAAAGTGATGTTGATTATACGGATAAATATAAGTTAGTACAAGAAGCTTTAACTAAAATGTATTGGTACGATAGAAAAGTATTTGAAATTATAAATAGTGGAGAATCAATAGCTTCATTATCAAGAAAAACAGGAATTCAATATTATTCTTTGTATAATACATATAGAAAAGTAAAACAAAAATTAATGCAATTACTATGACACAACAAGAATTCGATAAATTAGTCAAAGATTTAAACGATTATTCCTTTGACATTATGAAAAACAAAAGACCAGAATATACTAATGAGGATGACGATATTCTAAACAACTTTAAAAGTACAGGAGAAAGATTAGATGTATCAGAGATGAAAGTTTGGGCAACATTTTTTGAAAAACAAATACAAAGTATTTATGCACATTTAAAAAATGCCAATTTAAAAAAAAGCGAACCTATAAAATCAAGATTTGCTGATATAATAAATTATTGTTATTTAGGTTACGCATTATTCGTAGAACGTGATAAAATAAAAAAATGAAATTAGGAGATTTGGTAGAAACTATAACAACATACACAGGCATAAAATGGTTAGTGAAAAAAATATGGGGTGATGATTGTGGTTGTGATGAACGTAAAGAAAAATTAAATAAGATAAAAATTAAAAGATGGTAAAATTTAATAAAGAGGATTATGAAAAATGGAAAGCCTTTCGTGTGGACAAGAAATCATACTTATCGCAGGATGAGTTTACATTGGTTTGCGAATTACACGCAAGATATTACGAACATAAATTTTATAAACCCTGTACCTGCAGACCCAAAGAAATCAAAAAATGGATACAAGATTTGAATAAAATTTGGGATAATGAAAATAACT